ATGGAAAATAAAGATTATTTAATTCCTGCACAACCTGGTGAAGTACGCAACCCAAACGGCAGACCAAAGGGAAGCAAGAACCGAAGCACCATCGCACGCAAATGGTTGGAAGTAATGCAAGAAAGCAAAAACCCCATCACGGGTGAATTGGAAAAACTATCCCAAGAAGATTTAATAACCCTTGCAATGATACACAAGGCAAGGAAAGGCGATGTTGGTGCGTACAAACAATTGATGGATTCGGGATTTGGTATGCCCACCCAACAAATTGAACAAACCATTATTGAACAACCTTTATTCCCTGATAAGTAGTTGGGCAAGTGGAATGTTTATTGTATATTTGATTTATGGAAATTTACAAAGACATCCAAGGTTATGAAGGCATTTACCAAGTTTCAAACTATGGGAATGTAAAATCGTTGAAGCGTGTAATTATGCGAAGCGATAACAGACCAAAAACAATTCCCGAAAAAATAAAAATAGGGATGCACAACAAGGGTTACAAGCGTGTTGCGTTATGCGATGTTAACGGAAATTCAAAAAGTTTTTATGTGCATAGATTGGTGATGGCAACATTTTTACATAAGAGTGATTTGTATGTGGATCACATCAATGGTGACAAAACAAATAATCATTTGGACAATTTGAGGTATGTAACCAATTCGGAAAACTTGACATTCAGAAACACAAACACGCAGTTCAAAAGCGAACACCCGTATGTGTATTATGACAAATCAAGGAATCAATACCGAGTTTACAAACATGGACCAAGGGTAAAGACATTTGAAGAAGCCAAAGCAATTGCAATATGTTTGTACGGACCACGGCAATAAACAAATTACTGAAACTTGACAAGTTTGTCAAAGGTGTTCAGGGCGGTTCGTCTGCGGGAAAAACTTTTGGTATCATTCCAATTGAAATTGATTATGCAATCAAAAACCCAAAGACAGAAACATCCATTGTTGCAGAAAGTATCCCACACTTAAAAAGGGGGGCGATCCGTGATTTCAAAAAAATCATGAAGGAAACGAACCGATGGAACGATAGGAATTGGAACGCCAGTGATTTCAAATACACCTTTACAAACGAAAGTTTTATTGAATTTTTTAGTGCGGATAATAGTGCCAAGTTGAGGGGGGCGAGACGGGATAGGTTATACATCAATGAGTGTAATAACATTGATTTTAATTCATACACAGAACTTGCCATGCGTACCAAACAATCCATATTCTTGGATTGGAATCCCGCCAACGAATTTTGGTTTCATAGCGAAATCAAAAACGATGACAATGTGAACTTTATCATCCTAACTTACATGGACAATGAAGCAGCCCCACAAAGTGCGGTTGATTTCATTTTGAAAGCCAAGGAAAAAGCAAAGACGAGTAAGTATTGGGAAAATTGGCATAGAGTATATGGGCTTGGCGAGATTGGAAACCTACAAGGCGTTATATTCAGCAATTGGCAAACCATAGACAAGATTCCAGAGGATGCAAGGTTACTTGGTTGTGGTGTCGATTTCGGTTATACAAACGACCCTACGGCCATCGTTGCCGTATATGAGTACAATGGCCAACGCATCGTAGATGAGGTTGCGTATCGCACGGGAATGCTTAATTCGGATATTGCAAAGGCATTGCCCAACTTTGTGCCAGTGTATGCAGATAGCGCAGAACCAAAATCAATTGATGAAATCAAAAGATACGGAATAAGAATCAAGGGCGTAACCAAAGGAAAGGATTCCATCAACTACGGAATCCAAATCATGCAATCACAATCCTATTTGGTTACATCCACATCCACAAACCTAATTAAAGAATTACGCAACTATTGTTGGGATACTGATGCCCAGGGGCGTACAACTAACATTCCTACGGGTGTACATCACGGGCTTGACAGCGTACGCTACTTCGAGATGATGGCATTGGGTATCAAATCAAACTACGGAGTATATTCAATTAAGTAAATTGTTAATTTCGTGTGGGTTTCGTATATTTGCATTGACAAATAACAAATGAAAGTATTAATAGCGTGTGAATACAGTGGCGCGGTTCGTGATGAATTCATAAAACTTGGGCATGATGCCATTAGTTGTGATTTGCTTCCAACTGATGTGCCTGGTCCACATTACCAAGGGGATGTGTTTGACATCATTAACAATGGTTGGGATATGATGATTGCATTTCCACCATGCACACATTTGGCGTTGAGTGGCTCACAATGGTTCAAAGAAAAGATTGCGGATGGTAGACAACAAGAAGCATTGCAATTTGTACGCGATTTGATGAACGCACCCATTGAAAAGATTGCAATCGAAAACCCAATTGGTATTATCAGTACACAAATACGCAAATACGACCAAATTATTCAACCATACTATTTTGGTGATCCGTTTCAAAAGTCAACTTGTTTGTGGTTAAAAAACCTGCAACCCTTGGTGGCTACAAACATGGTGGGAAAAGGAGAGTTCAAAGAGTTTATCAACGCCAAAGGACAAAAGAAAAAACAACCAATGTGGTATTACGAAGCCCTGAAAAGCGGAAACGACAGATGGAAAATAAGAAGTCAAACATTCCCTGGTATTGCAAGGGCAATGGCTGAACAATGGAGCGGACCACAAACAATACAAACAAAATTATTTTGACAAATGGAAATTAAAGATTATCGGTATTCAAACGAATTAAGAACAAAGGCAAAGGCATTGCCAATGTATGAAGAATTCATCAAACTGGTTGATGATGACAAAAAGGTACAAAAGTACAACACCATCCAAGATATGTTATTGGATGCGTTCAAATGGGATTCAAGCCCACAAGGCCAGGACTATTGGCAATCGGTGTATGATTCAATTGTAATTATCGACCATCCAAGATGCCCCAAATGCAACCGACTGGCAAAGGTGACATTCAACAAATCCAAGGGGAATTATCGGTGCTTTTTATGTAAAATAAACTACAAATGACAACACAATACCAAGAGGTACACAACCTCAAACAAGAAATCAGACGGATGCGGTTGCAGATGATTGAACAGAAGTCGGACTATGACAATTTAGTCCGTGCCTTGAAGCGTGAAATTGTTCAACCCAAAACCGACATAAATTTAGAACCCACCCCATGGCGTGAAGTATTACGGGCAATCTGTGAGGTTTACGACCTTACACCCGACACGGTGATAACAAGGTCAAGAAAACGAAGGCCGTTGTATGCCCGTCATATGTTCAACCATATTTGCAGAAAGCGTTTAGAAATGACCTTTGAAGAAATAGGGCTAATCTGTGGGCGGGATCACTCCACCATCATTTCATCAGTGCGTGAATTTGGGGATATTTTGCAGACCGATAAGGAAGTCCAAAGATACCATGCAAGGGTACACACCATCCTTCACGAAAGATTCCCGTAAACATTCGGGAATTTCTTCGTTTTATTAGTATATGATTGAAAACAAAAAGATAATTGTACCTACCGAACTGCGTGATGTAAAGTTACATCAAATGATAACATACAACGGGTTAAAACCCGAAATGGATGATGTATCAAGGCAGTTGGAAGCGGTGGCAATCTTTTGTGACTTGACCATGTCGGAGGTTAAGAATATTCCATTTGACACACTGAAATACTGTGTGGAAAAAATCACAACGATGTTGGAATCTAAACCAACATTCACACCCAGGTTCGAGTACAAAGGCATTGAATACGGATTCATTCCAAACTTTGACGAACTCACAACGGGTGAATTCATTGACATTGAAAATTACTGCAAAGAACCAAACGACCTTTGGAAAGTGTTGTCTGTTTTGTATCGCCCCATTACCAAAAAAGGGCAGAATGGAAGGTATGAAATCATGGCCTACAATGCCGATTTGAACACGGCATTTAAGGAGATAGACGCGAACACTGCATTTGGTGCGATGCTTTTTTTTTGGAGTTTAGGAATCGACTTATTGAATTCTTTCCAGAAGTATTTGCGGATGGTGAGGAGGGGGGAAGTGGCGATGAAATACGCCTTACCAAAAAATG